CAACTGATTCAACAGCATGACTACTTGGAATGAAACTGATTCCTAGTATAAAGGCCAATAAAATAAAGAGCCAGCTAAAACGCTTGAACATATTACTTCCCTTTCTTATTCTTCTTCTTTGCTTTCTTTTTATCCCGAATAGACGGCCCCTGGAAAATCTGTGTGTTCGGCTCTGTGTACACATCCGAGTCTGAGACTAAACCTTTCTAGTGGTTTAGCATAAATGAGGCCGGGGTAGCTCAATAGGATAGAGCGCCTGTTTTGTAATCAGGTGGGTGAGGGTTCAACTCCTTCTCCCGGCTCCATTTTTAACTATTCGATACATAAAGGAGATTTAAATGGCTAATCCTACATTGCCCCACATTACTAAGCGACATGACTCTGATGGTGAGCATCTCGAAGTAGAGGGGATTATTGTTGACGATAAGGTGGTTCTTAAGGCGCAAGAGTCTAATGTTGCTGATATTGCTGCCCTCACTGCCTTTACCGTACCGTTGGTCGCACAAGCTGTTGCTGTTGTGTCCGAGGCTGCTACTGATCTAGACACTGTTGCAGCGGCTCTTAAAACCCTGCATACTGAGATGGTTGCTTTACGTGTACAGGTCGTGGCGATGAACGCTGTTTTAGAGAACCACGGATTATCGGCTGATGCCTAAACATACTAAGGCTGAAAAGAAAAAGAATAGGCTTGCAAGGGTTGGAGCTAGGTCTATTCGGGATAAGTCTATTCGGGATAAAAAGAAAGCAAAGAAGAAGAATAAGAAAGGGAAGTAATATGTTCAAGCGTTTTAGCTGGCTCTTTATTTTATTGGCCTTTATACTAGGAATCAGTTTCATTCCAAGTAGTCATGCTGTTGAATCAGTTGCTATGGATAACAATGGGAAGGTTATTCAAGCATTAAGATGGGGACAAGGTGAGAACGTAGCTTACACTGCCTCTTCTGTGCAGTCTGCTGCTGCTATAGGAGCAACAGTTGTACGTCTTATTTGCACAACTGATTGTTGGGTGGAAATAGGAGCTAATCCTACTGCTACGACTACGACAAGTACTCGTATGCAGTCTGAGGTTGCGGAGTATGTTAAAATTTTGCCAACAGATATTATTGCAGCAATTCGTGATGCTGCTAGTGGCACTTTAAACATTACAGCTATTGATTAAATGAAACAGTTAAAATTTTTCATTATAGCAGGAATTGCTGTGGTATTACTTTTTATGGTTAATGCTATTAGTTCATCTTCTGCTACATTGGTTCATCCTGGTATACAGGGATGGACTCTTGATTCATGGGATACAGGTCCGCCTCCGGCAGCTAGTAATCTTCTATTAGAAGGTGGAGATATTATTCTTCTTGAGAGTGGCGATAAGATATTATTGGAGTAAACAAATATGATTAATCGTAAATTAATTATTGCTGCTTTATTTGGTTTGTCTTTGATTGGTGGTACTTTTGAAGCAGGTGCAGCCGATACAAAAATTTCAGACCTTACTGCTATTACAGGAGCTAATACAGCTACAGCAGATGAGTTTGCAATTGTTGATACTGACGTTACCACTACTAAGAGGATTACTAGAGCAGAACTTGAAGAGGCTATTTGGCAAGAGTTGAACGCTACAGATGGTGGCGTGTTGCTTGGTTCTGGTGTTGCTGCTCCTACAGCTATGGCTGTTCTTGCAGATGGAGAGATTATCGTTGGTGATGGTACTACTGATCCAGTAGCAGAGAGTGGAGCCACAGCAAGGACATCTCTTGGGGCTGCTACTCTTGATATGTATGGAGAAGAAAGTGTACCAGGGACAGCATCTTCTTGTGTAGGTACTGATTCAGTTTGTATTGGTGATACTGCTATTTCTGGTAATGCTGCGGGAGATTTGTCTACAGTTGCTATCGGTGCGCGATCTACTGCTACTGGGGTAAATTCAATTGCTATCGGTGAAAACGCTGATGCAACTGCAACTGGTTCTATTGCGATAGGGGGTAACACCACTGATGGTTCTAGTGCTGATGCAGGGGGTAATAATGCTGTTGCAATAGGAATATCCGTTAATGCTGATGCGAATAGAGCGGTTGCTATTGGAGAATCAGCACAAGCAACTGCTCTTGATACTGTTGCTTTAGGTCGATCTGCAACTGCATCTGTTGATCAGGCTATTGCTATTGGTTATAATACTGATGCGACGGGCACAAACTCAATTGCTATCGGAGGTCATGTAACTGACGCTTCTAGCGCAGATGCATCAGGTGCTAGTGCAGTTGCGATAGGAATACTTTCAGATGCTAGTGGTTCTAATAGTACCGCTATTGGCCCCACTGCACAAGCAACGGGTACTCAATCTACTGCGTTAGGAACCACAGCAACAGCTTCAAATTCTAGGACAGTGGCTATTGGGTCTACTTCGGTTTCCAGTGCAGACAGGTCCATTGCGATTGGGAACAACGCGGACGCCACCGGAGCTAACTGTATAGCAATAGGAGGAAATTCCACCGATACCGACAGCGCCGACTGTTCCGGTGTTAAATCTATTGCTCTTGGACAGCATATCCTTGCAGATGATGCGGGAGAAAATGCTTGGGCGGCTGTAGAATTCGCTACTCAGTCGGATACACATCGATCTTTCTATCATTTAGTTATTCAAACAACTGATGGTACACAAACAGAATTAAGTACGGATAATGCTGCGGCAGGAGCAACGAATGACATTTCTATCGTTTCCGACTGCACAGCGTCTATCAACATAACCATTACAGCGCGTAGAACAGATGCCGATGGTGAGTCGGCTACATACACAAGGATTGCTTTATTCGATAATGATGCTGGAACTACAGCTATAGTTGGCGCGATTACTTCTGTAGCCACGATTGAAGATACAGCAGCTTGGGATGTAACCCTTACCGCTGACGATACCAACGATGGTATCAATGTGTTGGTTACAGGGGAAGCAGCTAAGACAGTTCGTTGGACTGGAATCGCTACTGTAGTAGAAACTTGTGGATAATAAATAAAGGAAATATTAAATGAAAACATTAATTGTTGCACTCTTTGCAGCTATTCTTTTCTATACTATGCCGGTAATGGCACAAGAACAGTTAGATTTATCTGCACCAGATCAGGTTAAGGCAGGTACTTCTGTCTATACCGTCTCTCGTCTTACTCTTGATTGGGAGAATGGATATATTTATATCAGTCTTCTAGGATCAAATGGAGAAACTAAAACTGTCACTTACGAGCGTGATGCTGGTGGTCCTGCTTTGATGAAAACTTTGAATAAGGTAGACCTTTCTACTAAGAGCCTTCATCGTAGAATTATGGAAAAGATGGTTGCCGATGGGCATCTTGTTGGTACTGTTTCAGGTACACCTGAGTAAGGATGAAACCACCTTATAAAGATAGTAAGGGGAGATGGAGAACTCAAAGTCTATTTGTTGAGTATAGGCATCAAACAGAGTATGAACCTATATTTACTTTAAAAGAGTTTGATAGTAAGTATCTTTCTTTTCCTAGATTGTTTCTATCTTATAACGATCCTACAGGATACCAGTTTGCTAAAAAAGTTCTAGGCTCATATGAGCATTGGATGAGATTAAGCTCTCAAAAATGGTTTAGAATCCATTTGGATGGTTGGTTAGAGGAACTCGAAGTTAAACTGGCATCTGAAGGATTGATAAAGATAAAAAAAATTGCAGATAGTGACACCCAACAGGCGTTAGTAGCTGCTAAGTTTTTAGTTAGTAAAGGATGGGAAGCACAAAAAGGTCGTCCTAAGAAATCAGATATTGAAAGGGCTTCAAGAGTAAGTGCTGGTATAGAGTCTGCTGTTGAGGAAGATTTAACAAGACTTAAACTCGTTTCTTAAACAATAGGAGAGAGTATGAAGCTATCTGAAAAGAAAGAAGAAATAAGATTAGCAGCAGAAGCTTCTTTAATTTCTTTTATTAATCTTGTTCATCCTAAGACCCTTCTTGGTAGTATCCATGAAGAGTTGTGTATGTGGTGGGAAAGAGAAGATAGGAAGAACCATCAGCTTGTTCTTCTACCTAGAGATCATCAGAAGAGTAGAATGATTGCATATAGGGTAGCTTGGACATTAACAAAAGACCCTTCTCTTCGTGTTCTTTATCTTAGTTCAACTGCAAACCTTGCAGAGAAACAACTTAAGTTTATTAAAGATATATTTACATCTGATATTCATAGACGTTATTGGCCTTTACATGTAAACTTAGAAGAAGGTAAACGAGAGAAGTGGACTAATTCAGAAATATGTCTTGATCACCCTAAGAGGAAAGAAGAGAATGTTAGAGACTCATCTATATTTACAGGAGGGCTCACTACTTCACTTACTGGTCTGCACTGTGATATTGCTGTTTTAGATGATATTGTTGTCTATGAGAATGCATATACAAGAGATGGTCGAGAGAAAGTTGAAAGCCAGTATTCCCTTCTTGCATCTATTGAAGCTGCCCATGCTAGAGAATGGCTTGTAGGAACCCGTTATCATCCTAAAGACCTATACGCTACTATTATGGAAATGGTAGAAGATATATATAATGATGATGGTGAGATTATAGGTGGTGATCCTATCTATGAAAAGTTTGAGAAGCAGGTTGAAGATCAAGGAGATGGTACAGGAGAGTTTATTTGGTCTAGACAAAGACGCTCTGATGGTATGTGGTTTGGTTTTGATATGGCTGTGTTAGCTAAGAAGAGAGCAAAGTATTTAGATCGTACTCAGTTTAGAGCACAGTATTATAATGATCCGAATGATCCACTAGCAGAAGGAATAACAAGAGATCGCTTTCAATATTATGATAGAAAGGTTCTTTCTCGTACAAGTGGCATATGGTTTTTTAAAGCGGATCGTATTAATATAGCAGCTTCTATTGACTTTGCATTTACTTTAGGAAAACGTAGTGACTATACTGCTTTAGTGGTTGCTGGTATTGATAGGGTAAATAATGTTTATGTTTTAGATATAGATAGGTTTAAAACAGATAAGATTAGTGAATACTATAATAGAATACTTGCTATGCAAAACAAGTGGGATTTTAGAAAAATACGAGCTGAAGTAACTGCTGCCCAAAGTGTGATTGTACAAGATTTAAAAAACAGTTATATTAAACCAAATGGTATTGCTTTAAGTATTGATGAGTTTAAACCTACTAAAGCTCTAGGTAGTAAAGAGGAACGAATAGCTGCTGTATTACAACATAGATATGAAAATATGCAAGTATGGCACTATCGTGGAGGAAACTGTCAGCTTTTAGAAGATGAACTAGTTGTTGCACATCCTCCTCATGATGATATTAAAGATGCCCTAGCGAGTGTTATTGATATATTAGTTTCTCCTAGCAGTGGTGGTATACATAGGTTTAAAAAACAATTGGAAATTCATCCTAAATTTGGAGGCATAAGTTTTTAATGAACAAAATTAAAATTGGTTGTCTTACTTATAAAGTAATTGATTGGGATAAAGATGATTCGGATGAGGCTTCTCTTTATGGAACACATAGTTCAAAAACCCAAAGAATTAAATTAGCTAGTGATATGTCTGTAGAAAGGAAGAAAGAAGTTTTATTGCATGAGGTAATTCATGCTATTTGGGATCAATGGATGGTTCATGAAGAAGGTTTTAAAGAAGAAGAAGTTGTTAGAGCTTTAGCCATTGGTCTTACTACTGTTTTTAAAGATAATCCAGATTTAAAGAAAGAGTTATTTTAATGGCCGGACGTACAGTAAGCTTAGATGAAGTTATTCAGCCACATAATCTAGCTGTTAAAATAGCTGGAAGGTATACTGAATGGAATGGTCTTAGAGATGGTTGGAGAGATGAGAAGAGAGAACTTCGTAATTATATCTTTCAGACTTCTACAGAAGATACTTCTAATAAGAAACTTCCTTGGAAGAATAGTACCTCAACTCCGAAGATTTGTCAGATAAGAGATAACCTTCATGCTAATTATATGGCTGCTTTGTTTCCTAATGAGAACTGGTTAACATGGCAAGGTGGAGATAAAGAAGCTGAAGAAGAGGGGAAGAGGAGAACTATTGAAGAGTATATGCGGAATAAGACTGAAGAGCCTATTCCGGGATTTGTCGCTACTGTAAGCCAATTAGTATATGATTGGATTGATTATGGTAATGCGTTTGCTACTACTGAATATGTAAACTCTGTTCATAAAACGCCAGATGGAGAAGAGACAGTACAGTATGTTGGTCCTAAAGTTGTTAGGATTAGCCCTCTTGATTTAGTATTTAATCCTATTGCTTCAACCTTTGAAGATAGTCCTAAGATTGTTCGTACTATAAAAAGCTTAGGGGATATTAAGAAAGACCTTCTTGATAAACCTGAGTTAGCTTATCAAGAAGAAATCTTTACTAAAATGTTAGATGTACGAAAAGCTCTTTCTAATATTTCTGATGCTGATGCAGATAAAAATGATGGGTTTATTGTTGATGGGTTTAGTTCTGTTTCTTCATATTATGAAAGTGGAATGGTAGAAATACTTGAGTTCTATGGAGACTTATGGGATGATGTAACAGAAGAGCTTCTTCCTAACCATGTTATTACTGTAGTAGATAGAGCACATATTATTAGGAAGATGCCTATTCCTTCTTGGAATATTAATAAGTTTAGACATGTTGGTTGGAGATTGCGTCCAGATAACCTATATGCAATGGGACCGCTTGATAATCTTGTTGGTATGCAATATCGAATTGATCATCTTGAAAATCTTAAGGCAGATGTATTTGATTTAATTGCTCATCCAGTTATAAAGATAAAAGGGTTTGTTGAAGATTTTGAATATGGACCAGGAGAAAAAATTGTATTAGGTGATGATGGTGAAGTTGAGTTTATGTCACCGGAAGCAATAGCGTTGAATGCAGATACTCAGATAGCAATCTTAGAGCAGAAGATGGAAGAGTTTGCAGGTGCTCCGAGACAAGCTATGGGCTTCCGTACTCCGGGTGAAAAAACTAAGTTTGAAGTTCAAGTTCTTGAGAACGGTCTTGGTCGTATCTTTCAAAACAAGACTGGTTTCTTTGAACGAATGTTTTTAGAAGTTTTGTTAAACGATATGCTTGAAACGTCTCGTAGGAATATTCAAGGATCAGATACTATTCGAGTTCTTGATAATGATATAGATGTTGCGCTGTTTAAAGATATTAGTAAAGAAGACCTTCTTGCTAATGGTAGGATAAAACCAATTGGAGCACGGCATTTTGCTACACAAGCAAATATGTTACAAAACTTTGCTGCTATTGCCAATAGTGCATTAGGACAAGACCCTGCTGTGTCTGCCCATATTAGTGGAAAGAAACTAGCTAAGATGATAGAAACTCTTTTGGGCGTTAGAAAATTTGATTTAGTAAGTGATAATGTTCGGATAGTCGAACAAATGGAAACTCAAAGGCTTATTAATGCAGGTCAAGAACAACTTGGTGTAGAAGCATCGACTCCTGCTGGTGTTACAGCAGATGAAGAAGGACTTTAATGCATATTATATGGACTTCCCATATTAAAGATGAGGAAGAAAAAGAACAGTTTAAAAAATATGTGGAAAACAGTTCCGCACTTCTTGATAGATTGACAGACATTATTGAGAAGAAAATAAATGCTGCTGAGACTCAAAGGGTATCTGAAAAGAACTATCAGTTTCCTGCTTGGCCTTATAGGATGGCCGATTATAATGGATACATTAGAGCTCTTGCAGAAATGAAAGCTATAACAAATAGAAAGGAAAACAATGCCTGATAACGTGTTCGAGACAACTCCTAACGATGAAGTAGTTTCACCACAAGCTGTTACTGAAGAGCAAGTTGAAGAGCTTAAGGAACGTGGGATAGAAGAGTTAGCTAAAGGAAAAGCTCACGCAGATAGGTTTATTGACTTCTTGGAAGAGCAGAACAAATCTTTAAAAGATGAGCTTGATAAGAGAGTAACCGCTGAAGCTTCTCTTGAAGAGATTAAGAAAGCAGCCGCAGAGAAAGCGACTGTAGCTAGAGAAACCGAAGTTTCAGAAGAGCGTACAAGTTCTGGTCTGAAACCAGAGGATATTAAAGCTCTGGTTGTTGAAAGTATTAGTGAGGATAATAAAGAAAAGAAAGTACAAAGTAATATTGCTGAAGTAGATCGAAGAGTTAAAGAAGTTTATGGAGATAAGGCTCAAGAATTTATTGATTCTAAAGCTGTAGCTCTTGGTTTAAATAAAAACGACCTTGGGCAACTTGCAGCTATGTCCCCTAAAGCTTTCTTTGATATGGTTGGTATGTCAGATATAACCTCATCTGATCTTATGCCAGCTCCTACTTCTACAATAAATCCAGAAGCCCTTGCTAATCAATCACCGGGCGCTGCTAAACCGGGTACGGATAAATATTATAAGGAGCTTCGTAAGAAAGACCCTAAACATTTTTATACTCCGGGTGTTCAACAGCGCCTATTTAAAGACCGTGAAAGGTTAGGCGAAAAGTTTTACGAATAAGGAGATACTAAATGGCACATACTACTAGTAATACTCAACTGCTTATTCGTTCTGAAATTTGGAGTTCTCAGCTCAAAGAGGAGTTGCTCGACGAACTTCAGGCTATGACATATGTTGATTGGTTAAGTGAGTTCCCGGATGGGGATACCTTCACTATTCCGTCGATTGGTCAGGCCCAGGCGGATAACTATGTTGAAAATACGCCGGTGATGTACCGTGCTCTTGATACTGGTGAGTTCCAGTTCACGATTACGGAATACAAATCCAGCGGTCACTATATTACAAAGAAAGCGCGTCAAGATGCCTTTTATTCAGCTCAACTTGAAGCTGGTTTTGTTCCTAAGGAACATAGAGCTTTGATGGTGGGTCTTGAGGAAGACATCATGGAGTTGCAGACAGGTCAGACTGCTTCTGATGTTAATGCTATTAACGGTGCAGATCACCGTTGGGTTGCGGCAGGAGCCAGTAATGACATGACTGTTACTGACTTTGCAAAGGCTCGCTTCTCACTGAAGAAGGCTAATGTTCCTGACACTCAGATGGTTGCTATCGTTGATCCGTCGGTTGAGTATACGCTTAATACTCTTACCAACTTGGTTAATGTTAGTAGCAATCCTATGTGGGAAGGTATTGTTTCCACAGGTATTGCAACTGGAATGAGGTTTGTCAAGAACGTCTATGGCTTCGACGTGTTTGTTTCAAACTATACTGATGACATTGCTTCCGAGACTGTTAATTCTCGAAGCACGACTAATGGTAAAGCGAACTTGTTCTTCTCCGCTGCTGCTGGTGATACTCTTCCGTTTAAGGGCGCATGGCGTCAGTTACCGGAAGTGGATAGCCAGTTTAATCAAGACTTGCAGCGTGAAGAGTATGTTACTACGGCCCGTTATGGTGTTAAACTGTATCGGCCTGAAAACTTTGTCGTAGTCTTGTCGAACGATAATGTATAAGGGGGATGTATTATGACTAATCCTTGGACTAATGATGATGGTCTTAAAATCCGCTTTGGTAATGAACAGGCTGCACTTATCGCAGAAGGTAAGCCCAGTGTAAAAGGGATGGAGCAAGAGCTAGTTGTTAATATCGTTGCTACTGATATTACTGACGTTGATGTTGCTGCGCTCGTTTATGATAGGGTTGGCCTTCCGCAGAAAGCTATGCTGGTAAGTGCTACACTTTATGTTGATGTTGCCTTTACATCTGCTGGTTCTCCCACTCTCGATCTTGGTCTTTTCCATGATGACGGAGATGGTACGTTTACCGCTGAAGATGTGGATGGTATTGATGTTGACATTGCTTTAACTGCACTCGACTCAATTGGTGCTACTGTCGCTTGCGATGGTGCCTATTTTGATGGTACAGATGATGTTGTTCCGAATGACTCAGCAGGGCGTGACTTGTACGTTAGTGCTGGTTTTCAGACAACTGATGTGTATACTGCGGGTAAGGCTAGGTTGATTATTAAGTACATCAGAACAACTGAGTAAAAACTAATTAAAGGGAGGGTGTAGTGAAGAGGTATCAGCCTCCGAGTTGGTAATATTCATTACCCTCCCTTTTCTTTTTAGGATATAAACATGGCCGATAAACAACATAGTGCATTAACAGGGGCATCCTTACATGAGCCTAAAGGTGTTGCTGCTGCTGCTGTAGATACAGTATATGCAGCAGATGGAGCAGGATCAGGAACACATCGTAAGATTACTCATGCCTCTATGGATAAGACTAGTGTTAAAAATGTTAATCTAATTTATCTTGTTTATGAATTAGTTGATATTTCTACTGCTGGTTCTACTTGGTTAGCTATTCCATTAGCAGGAAAGGTTACTAAGATTTTTAGTGTTATTGATGGGGCTATAGCCACAGCCGATTGTGCATTAACTTTTGAAATTGCTGGTACATTAGTTACTGGTGGGGGTATTACAATTACACAAAGTGGTAGTGCTGCTGGTGATATAGATAATAGTACTCCTACAGCAGCTAATGTTCTTACTGTTGGACAACCCATTGAGATTATTACTGATGGTGCTAGTACTAATGCTATTAATGCAACATTAACATTTGAAATTGATATTACCTAATGGAAAAGACAGTATTAGATTTTAGTTTAGGGGCCACCGCGCTATCCTCTCCGTATTGGTTACAGCTTTTAAATACGGGGCTAGGGTTAGCTATGCTATTAGGTGGCCTATTGCTTTTATCTCTTCGTTTAATAATTTCTTGGAGAGAATATAAGAAGGGGAAGAAGGATGGCTAAGTTAACTCTTGCAGATATTGTTAGTTTTATAAATGATGTTGCTGCAAAATTAACATATCAACAAAATAATGATCTAATCGAAGCTGCTTTAGAAAATACTTTAAGCAGAGACGGTACTTCTCCTAATACTATGACCGCTGATATAGATATGAATAGTAACAAGATTATTAATAATGCTGCTCCTGTTAATGATCTTGATTTAGTAACTAAAAAGTTTGTGGATGATAAAGCTATAAATTTAGGAACAGGGGATGTAATTGGTCCTGCATCGTCTACAGATGGCAGTATTGCTTTATATGATGGAACTACAGGTGTTCTTCTTAAAGAAGGATCATTAGGGGATGGTCTTAAAGATACTGCTGGTACTCTTTCTGTTGATCTTGATACTGTAGCAGGATTAGATTTTAATAGTGGTAAGTTAAGACAAAAACCTGAAGCTTTTATAATTGCTGTATCAGATGAAACTACAACAATTACTACAGGAACAGCAAAGATTACATTTAGGATGCCTTATGCTTTTACTCTTACAGACATTAGAGCTAGTTTAACTACCGTTTCTAGTAGTGGTATTCCTACTATCGGAATTAATGAAGGTGGTGTTTCTATTTTATCGACAGACCTTACAATTGATGCAAGTGAGAAAACTTCTACTACCGCAGCTACCCCTGTTGTAATTTCTGATACAACCTTAGCTGATGATGCAGAGATGACCATTGATATTGATGTAGCTGGTACTGGTGCAAAAGGTTTGAAAGTAGCTCTTATAGGAAGGCCCACTTAATGCCAACAATTATTAATCCATTTATATTTGCTGCTGCTCTTCCTACTCTTATACAGACAAAGGAAGCTTCTATTGAAAATACCAATCACAATTCTATTGCAGCTACTTTTGATGCAATGCCAGCAGAAAACAGTTTGATTATTGTTCGTGCTTCATTCATTGATCGTGATAATAATGTTTCTATGTCTATTCCTACTGGTTTTTCTCAGGCTTTTAATTTAGAAATATTTGTGGATACTGATTTGGATGGTGCTTGTGCTTGTTTTTATAAAGTTGCTGGTGTTTCTGAAAGCTCTCTTGTTACAGTATTAATGAGTAATAATGCAAGAGCTTCTTCTATAGAGATTATGGAGTGGGGGGGTATGGCTACTTCTTCTCCTCTTGATGTAGTTGCAACAAATGATGAAACCTCTTCTACTGGGTTAATATGTGATACTGGGACTACGGCTGCAACAGCGATAGCTGATTCTGTAGTAGTAGCTATTTGTTGTATTGGGGATGATGATTTTGATGAACCAGAAAGTTCAGATTGGATAAATAGTTATACACAGTCTAATACCTTTTCTCTTAATGGAGCAGGGGGGTCACCTACTGACTATACTGTAGCTATGGCCCATAAAATTCTTACAGCAACAGGTACACAAAATACTACTTTAACCCATGCTGGGGGTAGTGGTGAGGAACGGTGGTCTGGCATAGCGGTGTTTAAAGGAATATAATATGGCTAAGATGACATTGATAGATATGACTCAGAATATTCTTTCTGCTATGGACAGTGATTATGCTAATAGTATTGGGGATAGTGTAGAGGCAGATCAAATAGCTACAGTAATTAGAGAAACATATTATCATTTAATTAATAATATTCTTGAACTTCCTGAACATAGAGAAATAATTAATCTTACAGGACTAGGAGATACATCACATCCTAATTATTTAAAACTTCCTGATAATGTACAACGTATAGATATTTTTAGGTATGATAAAGCTACCGCAGCAGATACAGATACACAATATAAAAATATTGATTTCTTGGAACCACTAGTTTTTCAAGATAAATTTAATGGCCGAAACGAGTCGGACTCAGATGTTGTGGCTATTAATGATTTTGCTGCTGGTAAGATATTAATTGAAGATGATAAACATCCAAACTTTTGGACAACTTTTGATGATTTACATATTGTTTGTGATAGCTATGATAAAACTTTAGAAAGTTCTTTACAACAAAGCAGGACATTTTGTTATGGTCTTACTGAACCAACATGGACACATGACGATGTTTTTATACCAGACTTAGATAGTCATTTATTTCCTTTGTTGTTAGAGGAAGCTAAGGCTACGTGTTTTGTTAATTTTAAACAAGTAGCAAATATTAAATCAGAACAGAAAGCACGTAAACAATTAACCCAAGTGCATAATAAAAAACATAGACGAAAGGTAGATAATCTTGACAAACAACCAGATTTCGGTCGAGGCGGAAGACAATCAATCTTCAGACAAACAACAAGTAGTTAAGACTAGGAAGAAAGTTCTTACTCCTCCGGGTAAACCAGTCCCTAAAGAGAAAGAGGGTTATGTTACACCTAGAGGAAAAAACTTTAGAGTTTCATTTGATAGGATGTATGGTTTATATACAATAGAAATTGTTGAGGGAGGCGTTCTTCCTAAAGAATTATCAGGAAAATGGACAGAAGAGAAAAGAGCTAAAGAAGCAGTAGAACGGTATCTTGAAATATATTGGAAAAATAGGACTTAATAAATATGCCTAGAGCACAACAGAATAAGGTATACAATACCTTTGTTAAAGGACGCATTACTGAAGCTGGTCCTTTAACTTTCCCTGAAAATGCTATGACGGATGAAGAGAATATAAATCTGTTTGCTACGGGTAGTATAAAACGTAGATTAGGAGCTGATGTAGAAGATAATTTTGTTTTATCTTCTCAAGATGTTCTTCTTTCAACATGGAATGGATATGCTATCTCCTCTACTAAATGGGATACAGTTGGGGGAGATGGTAATTTAAATTTTCTAGTGTTACAAATAGGCGACACTCTTTACTTCTATGATATGGCTATTATTCCTTTAAGCAGAGGACAAAAATCTTTTACTGTTGATCTTAATGATTTTAAAGCGCCTGATGCTACTGATGTTGAAAAGACTATTGTTCAAATGGAAAGTGGTAAAGGTCTTTTGTTTGTATCAGGCAGTAAGATTGAAAGCTTTTTTGTAGAACATGATGCTAATACAGATAGTAACCCAACGCTTTTAGATTTATCTTCTGGTACTTATTTTGGGGATATGACACGTTTTGGTGGTCATGCCGCTGCTTTTGATGGTAATGATGATCAAACTGCAACGGATACTGCTACAGGAGCACAAAATGATATTTCTACTTTTGTAGGTGTTGATTTTGGTGCAGGTCTAGCTAAGAAAATATCTGAGGTTAGAACATTTGGAGCTAATAACTTAGGTTATAATAATGGACAAGGACAAGTCGGACAAGGATCAGTAAAAATTTTTGGAAGTAATTCCCTTCCTACTGATCCTACTAATGGTACTCTTTTAGGAGATACAGGACTATTTAGTAATCTTGATAGTACTCAAGAAAAAATATTTACTATAACTGATAATACAGCTTATAGATATATATGGGCAGCTCTGTCTTGGCCTGTTTTTGGTGGGTTGCATATTCATATTGCTGAAATAACAATATTTGAAGAGCTTGCAATTGTAACTTCTAATCCTACTATTACTTCTACTAAAATAGATATTGATATTAGAGATTTTGAAGGGCTTGATGATGGTCTTGCTAATGATGCAGAACCAGTTGCTCTTAGTGATGAGCATAGTTATAATTTAAAAAACCAAGGTTGGAATTCTCCTGGTGGTGCTGTTGCTGATCCTGTAACTACATATTTTACTTCACAAGCTAAGTACCCTCCGAATAGTAAACAATGGTGGGTAGCTAAAGACTCATCAGATGATTTTAATGCTGTTACATTAACAAAATTCTTAACTGGTAATACATTAGCTCCTAAAGGACACTTTATATTAGAAGCTTTTTCTAAAGATAGAGCAACAGAAAGCAGTATAACCGCTTTAACAATAGAAAAGATTACAGGTAGGCCAAGTACTGTTGCTTTTTTTGCAGGGAGGGTTTGGTGGGCTGGTATTAATGGTGATAAAGTAAATGGTAATATTTATTTTAATCAAATATTAGAAGGTACTAGTAATATTGGTCGTTGTTATCAGGTTAACGATCCTACATCAGAAGATTTAAATACTCTTCTTGCCACAGACGGTGGTGTCGTCGTTGTTCCAGAAATAGGGAGTGTTTTAAAACTATTTGCTATGCAAACTGCTCTTATAATTTTTGCAGATAATGGAGTATGGAGTATTACAGGTACAGATAGTGGTGGATTTAAAGCTACTGATTTTACTGTATCTAGAATAGGTTCTGTTGGAATTGAAGGTGCGGAAAGTATTGTAGATGTTGAGGGGATTCCTGTTTGGTGGGGAAAAACTGGAATCAATACTCTTTCACAAAATGAAATTACAGATAAGTTTGGTATTGTTAATTTAAGTAAAGATACTATTCAAGAGTTTTATGAAAATATTCCTTCTCTTTCAAAAGTAGATGTTAAGGGCAACTATGATCAAATAACGAAAAAGATTTTTTGGTTATACAGAAGTGTAGCTCAAGCAGATAATGTATCAAAATATAGATTTGATAAAATACTTATATTAGATACAAGACTTGGAGCATTTTATTCTTGGGCAATATCAAAAGATTTAACAACCCCTTATTATATAGGTGGCAGTTTTGTTTCTCCTATTATTAATTCAGCTACAGAAAATTCTGATGTTGTTGATGGTACAGATAATTTAATAGATGGAACAGATCAAATTATTGTTGTTGATAGTATTATAGTAGGAACTAATAGTTTTATTGAGTTCTTTGTATTTCAAGAAACTTCTAATGTTAAGTGGACTTTCGGTACATTTAGAAATACTTCTTTTAAAGATTGGGTTAGTGTTGATAATATAGGACTTGATTATATTTCTTTCTTTGAAACTGGCGATGAGCTTATGCAAGATATTCAAAGAGAGAAGCAGTCTACTTATATTCATGTTTTGTTTAATAGAACAGAGTTAGAATATGCTGATCTTTCATACGAAACATGGATTAGACCAAGTGGTTGCACTATGCAATCAAAATGGGAGTGGAGTGATAGTTCTTCTAGTGGTAAATTTGGTCCTAAAGTTCAAGTATATAGGTTTCATAGAAGGATTAATGATATTGTTCTTGATGGATCAGACATTGTAGTTGATGGAACTAGTCAAGTTTTTGCTGCAAATACATATGTCCCCTCAAGTGGTGTTGATTTTGACAGTGGGTTCCCTGTTACAATAACTAAGAATAAGGTTAGAGGTAATGGTAAAGCTCTTAGGTTAAGGTTTGAAAGCGAAAGTGGAAAAGATTTTGATTTGTTAGGATGGGCTATTAATTTCAGTGGGAATACTGCTGTATAATGGTACAAGGATTAAAGAATGAAGAAGGTAGGTGGTTACAAGAAGATGGGGTAATAGATATTGTTTATCATATCCTAAATCATTAAACTGTTCTTTAATTATACCAAGACCCTCTATTGCAAACTCAATAGCTTCTTTACTTACTTTTTTAATATTTATTAAATGGAAATGTGGTTCATTATTAGAATAAAAAGTAAGAGTAACATCTGCTATATCTGTAGAAATAACCACTTTAGGCTCAGATAAACAAACAATATCTATTACCCCATCTTCTTGTAACCACCTACCTTCTTCATTCTTTAATCCTTGTACCATTATAC